CCAAGATTCAGCACCACAACAGAAACTTCATATAGATGAAGTAGCAGGTTTTGATGTAGGTACAGGAAGTTCATCATCAACATCACAGTTTGCACTAGATACATTTACTGCAGCAACATTTAGAACTGCAAAATATTTAGTACAGGTAAAAAATTCAACAGACTCTGACTATCATTGTATAGAGATATTACTCTTCCATGATGGGTCAACAGTTTACTTAACACAATACGCTTCTATATTTGACAATGGAGCCCAAGCAGCTTTTGACGCAGATATAAATAGCGGTAATGTAAGATTATTAGTAACACCAGCAAGTGGAGACACAATGGCGTACAAGTTTATGAGACAAACAATAGAGGTATAAAATGGGACAAAAATTAGATTTCAATATTGAAGACGCAGGATTAAAGATTGATGGTACAGATACTATCGATGCAAGTAGAAACTTTGAGGGAGCAGTCGCAACAGGAAAGATTACTAGTGGAACTATGTCTGCAGCAAGACTGCCTTTTACTATATCAACAACGGCTCCCACAGGCGTAGGCAGTACAAATGATGGGCACATATTTTTTGTATATTCGAGTTAGTAAATGGCAATATATGTTAATGACAACGGAACACTTCGTCAGATTTCTTTTCTTGCCGTCAACGATAATGGCACACTCAGAGGAATCAATCAAGTATTCGTAAACGATGGAGGCTCTCTAGAAGGGCCTTTTAATATTGTTCACACAACAACTAGGAATACTGAAACAACTCGAAGTACAATTTCAGGTACAAGAACAACTGTCTTTAACACTACAACCACATTTGAAACATCAAACAATACAGCAGTAACTACAGTATTTAATACATCAACTACATTTAATACTACACAAAGTACAGGCAGTAGCAGAAGCACAACAACTACTTTTAATACTACACAAAGTACAACCACAGCTTTTACAACAACTACTGCCTTTACAACTACAACTACATTTGAAACAACAACAAATACCACTACTGCATTTACTACTACAACTGCGTTTACTACAACTACAACATTTAATACAACACAAGGTACTACTACAGCGTTTACTACAACAACGACTTATACAACTACAACAACATTTAACACAACTAAAAGTACCACTACTGCGTTTACAACTACGACAACATATACAACTACAACTACATTTAATACTTCGCAGACCACATCAACTACATTTACCACAACAACTGCGTATGATACTACAACAACTTTTGAAACTAATCAATCGACTACAACTGCGTACAATACAACAACTGCGTATACAACATTTTATGATACAGTAATATCTACTAGCAGAAATACATCATTTGCGACAAATACATCAAGAAGCACAAATACATCGCAAACAACAAGTAGAACTACATCATTCGCAACTAACACATCTAGAAGTACAAATACTTCTCAGACAACAAGTAGAACTACAACATTCGGTACAACAACCGCTTACCAAGATACAACAACATTTGTAACTGAAACTGCATATGTAGATAATACATCACAAGCTACAACTAGAACAACTACATTTGGTACTACAACCGCTTACCAAGATTCAACTACTTTTGTAACAAGTACAGCTTATGTAGATAATACTTCTCAAGCTACTACTAGAACTACAACATTTGGAACAGCAACTGCTTATGAAGATACAACTACTTTTGTAACAAGCACAGCTTATGTAGATAACACTAGTTTTGCAACAACTAGAAGTACAAATACAACTAGAAGTACAGCTTATGTAGATAATACAAGTTTTTCCACAGGGTTTACAAACTCAACAGGATTTACAAACTCAACAGGATTTACAAATAATACCTCTAGAAATACAAATACTTCTAGAAATACTTCATTTGCAACTAACACAAGTAGAAACACAAATACAGCTAGAGGCACAGGTTTTACAAATAATACAGCAAGAAACACAAATACATCAAGGGGTACAGGATTTACAAACTCTACATCATTTGCTACAAACACAAGCAGAAACACAACAGGTAGTAGAAACACAAGTAGAACTACAACTTTCCAGACAGATACAGTAGTTGGATTTGACGAAGAACAATTAGAAACAGAGTTTAATAATACAAACACATCTCAGTCAACTTCATTTGCAACTTCAGTTTCAGTTGCTACATCTTTCACAAATAACACAGCAAGAAATACAAACACAAGTAGAAACACAGGGTTTACAAACGCTACTTCTTTTGCAACTAATACAAGTAGAAATACATCATTTACAAACTCAACAGGATTTACAAATAATACAACAAGAGCAACTGCATTTACTAACTCTACATCGTTTGCTACAAATACTGCAAGGAATACAAACACTGCGAGAAATACAAATACAAGTAGAAATACCTCACAAGCAACTAACACTGCAAGAGACACAGGATTTACAAATAATACTTCGTATAATACTACACAGGCAACTAATACAGCAAGAAATACAAATACTTCTCAGACAACAAATACAAGTAGAAACACAAATACAGCACAATCAACTTCTTACAATACTAGTTTTGCAACAAATACTGCAAGAGACACAAATACTTCTCAAACTACAAATACAAGCAGAAGTACAAATACAGCACAGTCAACTTCTTATAATACTAGCTTTGCTACAAATACAGCGAGGGATACAAATACCTCTCAAACAACAAATACCTCTAGAAGTACAAATACCGCTCAAAGCACTGACTACACAACTACATTTGGAACAACTACAGCTTATGTTGATAACACATCACAAAGCACTGACTTTACAACTACATTTGGAACAACTACAGCGTATGTGGATAATACTTCACAATCCACTTCTTATGAAACAGCATTTGAAACATCAAGAGCAAGTTCAAGAAGTACAGGTACAAGTAGAGCTACAACTACTACATTTGAAACTAATACTACAACAGGAACAAGTAGAGGAACAGAAACAAGTAAGAATACAACTACTACATACGAAACTACACAAGGAACAACAACAAGTAGAAGTACTGCATCAAGTAGAACTACTACAACTACATTTAACACTGATACGACAACTACTGAAAGTAGAGGTACAGAGACAAGTAGAGCAACAGATACTGTCTTTAATACCACACAGTCGACTGCAAGTTCAAGAAGTACAGCATCAAGTAGAACTACAACAACAGCATTTGATACTACTCAATCAACTGCAAGTTCAAGAAGTACTGCTTCTAGTAGAACTACAACTACTACATTTGAAACTACACAGTCTACTACAACGGCTTTCGATACTACAACTACATTTGAGACTTCAAAAACTACAGCAAGTTCTAGAGGAACAACTAGAACTACAACTTTTGAAACCACACAAGCAACGGAAACAAGTAGAACAACTGACCATGTTACGACTACAACATTCGCTACAGTCACAAGTCTATTTGAAAGAACAACCGCCTCTCAGGCAGGAACGCTATTTGGCACAGAGGTTTCAAGTGCCAATGACTTTGTAGCTTCTTTCTGGGACGGCTCACAATGGAATGAATCATAATGGAAAAAGATAAAAAAGTTACGGCAGAGTATGTAAACAATAAAATGGAAAGCATGGTAAGTGCAATGTTTGATACTATGATGGAGACAGAAGAAAGACTAAAAAACTTAGAACGAAAATATTACGAGTTAAAGCATGGCAAAGATAAGACCTCGTAAAAAATTAGAAGCATTATCTATAAATGAAGAAGTAGGAGATATACCAACTCACTACTTTAAATCAGGCTCTAGTATGCGACCTAAAGAACAACTACAGGATTTAAATACATTTAAAAAGTTTTTACTTCCTGAAGAAGCAAGAGGCACTAGTTTTGAGTATGATGTTTGGTTTAATACAAACGAAAATGTAACAATAAGAAAGTGGTTATATACAGATTTTTTAGGTAAAGGAATTTATTTAAGAGTAAACTCTAAACCAATTAATACTAAATTATTTAAATCAATCGTTGATTCCGACATAGAAATAGACGAAGAACGCATTGAAAAAATAAGAAATAATTTACATGATAAATATGCTTTACAATGGAATACAGAATTTTATGATAAAGTCGTGTTTCTACCAGGAAGTAATTTACTTTGTAAAGGTACAGTGATAGATTATAGAAAAGTCAAAGCACTTGTAGATAAAGGTTGGAAAGTAAAACCTCACCCTATAACTGCACATGTATATATGGCGGACTTACGAAGAAGATTTGGTGCAGAAAATGTACTAAATAAAAAAGAGGGAGGATATGAACTCCTTCTTAATTGTAAACAAATGGCTTGTGCCCAGAACAGTGAAATGGGTTTGATAGCATTATTACTTGGTAAAGATATACAGATGGTATCTTTTCCAGTCAGTAAAAGAGAGAAGTGTTTACTAACTTATGAAAGTTTCTACGAAAGTATAGCAGAAACAAATGCTAAGCATACAATACTAAAATTATTTTCATCTAAAAGGTCGGGAATAATATTTAACTTTGATAGCGATGCAAAAGATAGATTAGAAAACTACTTAAATAATTTTTGGGAATATAAGATAATAAATGATTGAGATAATAACACAATATAAAGAAGATTGGACAATGTTCACTCTTGCTTCCTTACTAGACCAGTCGGAACAATTCCGTCTGCATGTCTATGTAGATGAGAAAAATTGGAAATCCGTTCAAGTAAGGTGGATGCTTAATAATTTTGATAATATAAAAATATATGAATCTTGGTGGAATGAAAACCATACCGCAAAACAGATGTGTCATCTTAAAAACTATTGGCAAGATAAAACTCCTAGTTTGAGTAAAAGATTAATTTTTGCAAATGGAAATAGAATTTTCAATGGAAAAGTTATAGGTAACAATCTACCGCCTGAAAATTTTTTCCAAAAGAATTTATCGTTCCTTTCCTTCAAGAAGGTATTTAAGGAACACCCGTCCTTCAAAAACTATTATGCAATCTTAGGCAACCCGGTAATCGCTAATAGTCCAAAAGAGATTGACCCCGAATTTGTAATTATGAATTGGGATAAGTTAAAAGAAATGGACGATAATGACTTATTCTTTGAAAGCTATGACCCAGATAAGTTGCCTTTAGGTAGGTCGAATACTATTGACAATAAAATTAATTTAGCGAATAATTTTCAATTGATGAAATCTTTAATGACTTACAATTATAATAGTATGCCTATATACATGAATGGTAGAAATGACTGGTTAATTCAACTCGATGCAATAGGTTTACGAGATATTGTAAACTATAATGTAATGCTTAGAAAATCTTATACAATAAATATTCAAAATCATTGGCTTACAGAAGATTATAATAAGTTACCTACTGGAATACAACTAGCTATGCCTTGGGATTTATATACTGGACTAATCGATAAAATACCTATGAATTTTAGAAACCATGCGTTAAATGAAAAACTACTTATAAAAGCACAAAAACAAAAAGATATGCTTGAAAAGAGTTTAAAAACTGGTTTTAGATTAGGTAAGGTTTAGAGTTTCTTTCTCTAGGTTAGATAGTATAATCCATTCTAATAATCCTTTTTCTTTCATTTCAAGAACTAATTCTTTTTCTTTAGGATTATGTGGATTTACTTTTGTTGTTGATACTGGCATATGCCAACTTGTGGGATAGGCTTCTCCTGTTTTAAAAGGTAAAGACTTGTGAAAAAAGTCAAAACCAATCAAAGTAAGACTTTTATAATTACACTTACGAATAAAAAACAGTATTGCCCAGAATCCTGCTGAAGGTCTCCAACCTAATGGTGTACCCTCTACTACTCCTAAGTTTTTATTTATTTCTAATATTTCTTTATCAGAAAACATAACAGTATGTTCATACTCAGGTTCTCCAGCTTTGGGTTCTTTATCCATATGTATTCTACATCTATTAAATAATACAAAAGAATCTTTCACTAATTTGTAATAATTTGCTCTTAGATATCCTGTTACCCAAATATCTGTTCTACTTCCTATTCTATCTTTATTCTCATTATTAGGTATTCCCTGTCCGAAACGCACTATAGTATCATAAGATTCTATTTTATCTTTTAGATTATGTTGTAAAACTTCAACCGAGTTTCCTACTAAGAGGATTCTTTTATTTTGTGTAAGTTCTTGTAGTGTTTTAGCCATTCTGTTGAGTAAAGCATGTCATCATGTATATCTAGCCACGGCCCACCATCTGTAAAGTGGACTGCTTTTGCACTTTTAAATTTATAATAGTTTACCATAGCATTATATTCTGCAGGTAAATCTCCAATCTTACTTGCCCAAGCAAACTCATGCAAGTCTTTTCCAGACCAAGAATTTACTAAATCGCTAGTTAATGAAAAACATTTGTCGTTATTAAAATACATGAGAGATGACCAATACTTTTTTGGGTAAGACATATTTGCTTTGCCTTTCATCTTTTCATGTGGTGTTGTTAAAAATGGAGGGTGTTTGACTACCCACACACTTGGTGATTCAGAACTCTGCTTAGCAAAGTCTTCGATTTCTTGTGGGTCACATCTCCACATAAAATCTCCATCACAAAATAGTGCGTAGCCTTTCCACTCACATAAGGCAGGTACGAGGAAACGAGTGAAAGCAAACTCTGTGCTTTCACCTTGGTATGGTCTAGTATATAGACCTTTCTCCTCTAACTCTGACTTTATCAGAGGTATGATTTCATGATTCGGATTATATTGTCTTATGGACTCTGCGCATACTTCAAATGCTTCAGGATACTCTGTCTCGAATCCTATAAAGATTTTCATTTCTTTAATCTACTGCCCAAATCGTTTACATATGCCTGTCTTGCAGTCTTCAAAGCTGCAAGTTGATTTTGTACTTCTTGTGTTTTTATATCACAGAAGTTAATCGCTGAGACTAAGGACTTCTCCTCGTCTGACATATTCTCCAATTCATACTCTGTACCGTCTATCGATATTGTATTGCTCATTTAAATATATCCTGCCAATTTCCTTGTGTACTAGCCTTAGCATACTCGGTAGCACGGTTTTCAAAAAAGTTGGTATGCTCAACTGCGTTAACTTGCATATCAATCCAAGGTAACGGATTTACTGTACTTTTAAAGATAGCTTTCATTCCAAGACCTAGTAATCTTCTATCTGCAATGTATCGGATATATTCCTTTACTTCTCTTGCAGTTAGGTCTGGTACTGTGACTTTGTCAAAACAGACATCGATAAATTTATCTTCTAGTTCTACGGTACGCTCAGCAGCGCAGTAGATTTCATACTTTAATTTATCATTCCACAGGTCTGGATTCTCTCTCATAAAAGTTCTAAATAGTTCTGATAAGCCTTCTACATGTAGACTCTCATCTCTAATTGACCATGTAACAATCTGACCCATACCTTTCATAAGATTGTGTCTTGGATAATTTAGAAGTATAGCAAAACTACTAAATAGTTGTACTCCTTCTGTAAATCCACTATAGACTGCCATAGTCTTTGCAATATCATGCGGAGTATTCATATTAAAATCTGTTAGATACTCATGTTTTTCAACCATCTCTTGAATATCCATAAATTCTTGATACTGGTCATCAGACTTTCCTAAAGTTTCCAAAAGTAAAGAGTATGCTTCTTGGTGTACTGCTTCCATCGCAGCATAACTTACTAGCATCATTCTTACTTCTGGTTGCTTAAATGTAGGTAGATAATGCTTAGCATATCCACAACATACATCTACGTCTGCCTGCGTAAAAAACTTAAATATATTATCTAACAAAAGTCTGTTATCAGGAGTGAGTTTCTCCCGATAGTCCTTTATATCATCTTGAAGCGGAACTTCATCTGGCAACCAATGCATTTGTTGTTGCCTCTTATAAAACTCAAACGCCCAAGGATAGACAAAAGGTTTATAATACTCTCTTTCTTCTAG